GGGCTTCGAAGGCCGCCGATTGGTCGCCGCTGGCCCCGACCCGGCCTGTCACGGATGCCACGCTGTCGCCTACGTGGGCGCCGGCCAGCGTGATTGGACCCGCCCCGGCCTGCCCGGAGTAGGTGAAGTAGCGCAGGGCCAGCGCTTCGAGCTGCGTCAACGCTGCGGCCAGGCCCAGGCCGAAAGGCTGCGCGGCCAGGTTGCCCGGGTCCTCGTGCAGCCGCACCAGGAGCATCCTGGCGGCCGCCTTTGCCGAGGACTGGATCGGCGTATCGCCCGTCCAGTCCCGGCCGCTGGCGTTCTCCAGGTAGGCGTCGACCAGCGGCAGCAGATCGAGCATGTTGTCGTCATCAACCGCGCAGCGCAGGACGGCCGCTGCCTCTTGCGCCGTCAGGATGTTGGCCATGGATCACCTTTATCCCAACAGGATTGCGATAGCCTCCGCCTTGACCGCCTTGACGCCCCAGGCCAGGCCGACCTCGAACGCCACCTGCCGGTACTGGCGGTACAGCGCCACCTGGAAGCTCAAGCCGCTCTGCGGGTCGGTGATGATGGTCACATCGTCGGCGGCGTCGCCGCCTTCCGGCATGGCCGGGGCGCGGGTCATCAGCGCGATCGCCGAGCGGCTGAAAGCCAGGTTGGCCCGGTATGCGGCCCCGACTGCCACCGGATCGTTGTTCACCCAGGCCACCCTGGCGCCGGGTTTGGCCAACACGATATCCTGATCGCCGCCGCCAGTCTGCCCGGTCGCAATCACGTATTTGTTAGTGTCCCGGCCGGTCTTGGTGTTGGTCAGGATATCGCCGGCCACTATCGTGCCGGTGCCGGTGTCCACGTGGATGGTGGTCGAGCCGATTGCATATCCGGCGGTCAGGTCCACCAGGTAGCCAGAGCCGGTGCCGATGGTATGCAGCTTGGTCTGCGCGCTCTCGCGCACCGCGAAATTCATCAGATCGAGCAGGACGCCGCGCCGCAGCAGCTCATCGCCCCCGGCGGTATTGGCCTGCCACAACTCGGTCAGGGTGCGCAGCGCAGCCCCGGCGGTGGTGTCGAGCACCAGTTGAAGATCGCCCGTCGGGGCGCCGTTGTCGGCCAGGATCTTGTAGAGCTGGGCCATGAAAGCCAGCTTATTGGTGCTGTCGAACGGCGTGGTGCCGGCCGTGCCGTAGGCCCGGCTGGCATAGATATAGAGCGCGGCCAGGTCGGCTTCGACCTCATTGACCAGGGTTCGCATGCTCTGGGCAAACTGGTCGGCCAGGATCTTGTTATATAGGCCCCCGAGGCTTTTCTGCTCCTCGCCGTTCCAGCCAAAGACCACTGACCTGCTCTTGCTGATCGTCATGGTGCCGGGGCCGATGGTCTGGTCGGTGGGGGTGGGTCCGGTGGTGGCCGGGGTGATGTTGCCGGCGCTGGCCGCTGGCGTCACGGGCCAGGCGATGGTTTGGTCCTTCGCCGCCTGCTCTCCGTTCATGTCGGCGGTCACCGCCGGGATGAAGCCGGTCAGCTCTCTCAGGACGGTGTCCAGCGCGACATAGATGGTTGGAATTAATCCGGTGAGTGTGTTAGCCATTTCAGAAATTCTCCTTCAGTTCAGATTGTGGGTCTTGATGATCTGGATTAGTCCTCCAGGACGCCGCCAGATTTGATGTAGCGCGCCCGGTCCACCAGGGACATGCGGTCGTACTCCTGGCGCTGGATGACCGCCGGCTGGCGGCCTCCGGCCTGGTCGGGCGGGATATTGGAGATGGGTACGAAATTTTTGGCGATATCGTTCGGCCGATTGGCTTTCTGAATCGCCTCATAGAGCGACACCGCTTCGGCGTGTTTGCTCTGCGCTGCGTCCAGCGCGGGGCGCAGGGCAAGCGCCTGGGCCTTGCTCTCTTCCGTCCCCTGGCGGAACAATGCGTCGAGATCGTTGGCGATTCGCTGCACTTCCGCTTCCGCCGCGTTCACGGCGTCGAAATAGGGTTTGAGATCAACCATGGTTTTCTTCCTTTCGTAGAATGGATTTGACTCGTTCGCTGAGGGTATGCGCCTCGCGCTCTTCGTCTTCTGTAAGACGCGGCGTGCTGGATAATTTCACATTCGCCGCCTCTGACCCAAGTAGACGGCCGATCGTTTCCTCCAGAATTCCTATCCGGTCGGCCATGCCCAATTCAATCGCCTGGCGGGCGCCCACCACGCGACCCTCGCCGAATCCGCCACGAACTGCATCCGGTTTCACGCCCCGGTTGCGGGCGACGGACTGGATAAAAGATTCGTAATAATCGCTCACCCGCTCCTGGATGCCGGCCCGGGCTTCCTCGGCCAGGGGCTCGTAAGGGTTCCCATCCAGCTTATATCGCCCCTCGCTGATCAGCGAAACCTTGACGCCCTCCATCTCGAGCGCCTTGCTCATGTCCTTGTGGACGGCAAACACGCCGATGGAGCCTACCTCTCCGGAAGGCGTGACGACTATTTCGTCCGCGGCGGTCCCAATCCAGTAGGCGGCCGAGGCCATCAGGTGGTTGGCCACCGCCACGACCGGCTTGCGCCCGCGCGCATCGAATATCTTCTGCGAGAGCTCGTCGACGCCGCCCACCTGGCCGCCCGGGCTGTCCACATCCAGCACGATGGCGCCGATCTCCGGATCGGCGATAAGGTCGGCGAACTGGCTGCCGAAACGCTCGGCGCTGGTAGCCCCGGAAACGTCGGTCATCATATTTGCCCGGGGGAAGATGGTCCCGAAAAGCGGCAGCACCGCCACGCTGCCGATGCGGCGATCGGCCGGCCGGCGAGCGCCATGGATGCGCGCTTGCACTTCTTCCGCGTCCAGCTTCTCTCCGGAGACGTGCCGAAGGACGATCTCCTCCAGGACGGCCAGTTTGTGCGGCAAGATCGCCCAGGGAATCTCGGTAAAAGCCTGCAAAATATAAGATTTCGTCATCCTATGCTCCTTCTGGCGCTGCTGGCGGCTGGTTTTGGCCTGCCATTTCAACAGGCACCAACTGTGAGGAGATGTAATGCCGGTCCCCATCCGGATAGCCGTTCATATCTTCCTTTTCCAGGGCCTCGTTGGGAGTCAACACCCCGCTGCGGATCTGGATCTCGTATTTCTCAGCCCGCGCCTTGCTATCCATGCGCAGCAGCGATTCGCGGATGAAACGGAAATAATTGTCAGGCTGCTCTTCCTTGGAAAGCCAGCGGATGCGGGCAGCTTCCTCCCACGGGACCAGGAACGAATCGAGCGTGCCTTGCAGGTACTCGATGTATTTCTGCTCGTTGGAGTTGTAGGCCTCTTTGCCGCGGTTGAGCATGTGCTCGGACAGGCCGAAGAAATTGCATATATCGCGGTCGGTGGCATCGATGCTCTCCAGGAACTGCGCATCGGCGAGCTGGATATCGATCGGCTCGAATTTGGTGATGCGGCTGTCGAAGACCGCCAGGCGGTAGGCGTTCGAAGAGCCGCTTATCTGCTCCTCGTAGGCCCCGCGCACCTTGCCGCGCGCTTCGGCGTTCAGCTCGCCGGCCATCTGGACGTAACCGGCCGGCATGAAGCCCTGGGCAAAGAGTCTGCCCTGGGTCTTATGCGCAGCCAGTTGGCGGCCAAGAGTCTCGCGGGCGAAGGTGATCACGCCCCGTCCGACAAACCCGGTGGCGTCCGGGTTGATCAGCAGTTGCAAGATCTCCACAGATGGGATATATTCGGACACTCCGTTGCTGAAAGTATGCCGATACCAGAGATTCCCATCCAGGTCGAATACCGGGACCGTCCGGTCTGCGGGCAGGATCAGGAGCTGGCGCTGCCCGACGATCGGGCTCCAGATATAGGCATTGCCGTAGAAGAGCAGCCACTCGATGCTGGCCTTTTTGAAGGTGAATGGCGTCCAGCCCCACAGGTTGGGTGAGACCTGCAGCAGGTAGGCCATATTGCGCGTAACGGCGTCCGGAGGCACCTGCTCGATGTTCCTGCCCACACGCCGGATCTGTTGGAAGGGCATCTTGGCTACATCGTCGCTAATGATGTTCTTGGCCCGGTAGGCCGTGGCGATGGACTGCGCGCCGGCCACCGAGACCCGCTCCCCCGATTCGCTCCTATAGCCATAGGAGGGAGTGTAATCCGGGCGCGGGGCAGCGTTCGGATCTTCCTTCGGCTTCGGTTTCCCGCTCAATAAGTTACCCAGCAGCATCTCAACCCTTCGCCTTTCCGAACAGGATCGCCAGGCCGATTAACATTAGACCGGCGGCGATCCAGGTAACGATCGCATTCCATAACGACAGGCCATACAGGATGCACCCGCAGCCTGCCAACAAAAGAATATCTTCAAGCCATTTCAGCAGGAATCTTCTCATCGTATTTCCCGAAAACGTTCACGAGCGGTCCGGACATCGCGCGGATTCGCTCCGGGTGCGGGCAGAGGTTCCGGGCGTCTTCCACCCACGGGCGCAGGTGCATATCCACAGAGTAATGGAAGCAGGGTACATCCGGGCCGTTGAACGGATGGCAATAGAGCACCTCGCCCTGGTAAAGGTCCATGCCGCACAGAATTACCGGGTCACATCCCATCCAAAGCGCGAACCAGGCAGCCGTGTTGGAGCTGTAGAAGCCGGTCCAGACATTGACGTCGAAAATGACATCCGACGTGGGATCTGGGCTGACACGGATGGCCTGCGCAGCATAGATGGCAGCCGCCAGTTCGGGACCGTCCTCCGGACGGTCGTTATAGACCATGTAATCCGGCTGGCAATGATAAAAAGCATGGTGATTAACTGCAATCAACAGGCAGTTGGGGGGGAGCTTCGCCAGATCTCCTGGCAGGCTGGGACCACCGCCCAGCACGGCCGCCGCTCGCCCAACGTAATAATTTTGCAAAGAAGACATTTTGATCATGGATACCGCTTTTCAAGGATGACGTTGACGTTTCCATCCCGCGTCCAATGTAGATTGATGATCCTCCATGGTTTGGGTTGGTAAGTGAGATAGCGCCGGCAATCCGGGTCGAAATGCTCAAAGGTGATCTCGTCCACCATATTGCAATGGGTCGGGTCATGGATGAAGCCGTCCGAGGCGCCATAAGGGGTTTCAATGTCGATCCTGGCGTCCGGTTTTAGAACCCGCCAGCATTCATCCATGAATTCGATGAAAGGCCAGCGCGTGCCCCTTTCGGTCACACATACCGGCGGAATATGCTCCACGATGTGCCATGCCTTGGCCTGGTCCACACTGTCCGCAGGCAAAGGCCATGGGTGCAGATTTAAGTCGTGAACGATATCCACCCCTGGCAGCCTTTGGATATCCATTCCGATCCAACCCAAATCCTTGTGGTTTCCGCAAGCGATATCTAGTCTCATCACATACCCCAATCGTCGCTCAGGATCTGGGCGCTCAGGTCGATGCTGCCTTTGTAGAACCTAGCCCGCGCCATGGCGTCGATCCAGGCCGCCACCAGGTCGATGCGCTTGGTCCGGATCACGCTTTTGCCCTTGTGCTCCTTGACGAACTTGATATAGCCCTGGCCGTTTTGGGCGACGGCCGTATTCCCGAAGCACCAGCGCGCCGCCGGGTTGGGCTCGTGCGTCATGCGGCCCAGGATCAGGTTCCCCTGGAGCAGCGCCGGCTGCTCGTCTTTGGCAGGCGGCCGGCCTTTGAGCAGGATCTCGGTCACGTTAAGCGGGTCGGACAGGCTCAAATATGTCTGCGGGATATCCACGCAGACAACGCCGGCCTGCTCCAGCCGCTGAAGGAGCATGGTGGCCATGGCTCGGTCCGAGCACAGCTCGACGATCTTGTAATATTTCTTGATCTCCAGGATCGTCTCTTCCACCCTGGTGTAATCGACCACGTCGCCCGGCGTGGGAGTGATCCAGCCGCCGGCCGCCCACTGGTCGTACTCGACATGGTCCTCCCTGATCCGCCTGTGCATATTCTCCTCCGGGATCCAGGCGTGCCAGAAGACGCGCCAGTCGAGCTGCGTGCCCTGGGGAGGGAAGACCACCGCCAGCGCGGTCAGGTCGGTAGTGGAGGACAGGTCCAGGCCCAGGTAGCATTCCCGGCCGAGCTGCTCGTCACGCTCCCAGTTGCCATTCGTGCGGTCGAACAGCTCGAGCGGCTGCCAGGTGGTCAGCTTGGTGGTGATCCACTGGTTGAGCCGCAGCCAGCGGA